TGCTTTTAAGAAGCCATGGGCTACTTGAATTCCTGCTGTAGGTGCTGAAGTTGTTGCTGCAACCTGTAGAGCAACTGAGTTTAACTCAACTGATGTAAAGTTTGGAACAACTGCTTCAAGAGCATCTACTGCTCTTTGTTCTGTAAAGTAAAGGTTTGTTGTACCTTCTGTTAGGTCATCAGTATCAGAATCTGCTACACCGTTTTCTGCGGTAATAGTAAGTCCTGCACCTGTTCCTGTAATTGTGATATTTGTAAGTGAAGCACCAGTCAAAAGATCTGCTGCTGAAGACTTGGCACGAGCATCTGTGAAGTACTCGTTTGTTCCTTCTTCTACATCAGATGTTGTTTGGTTATCAACATAGGCCTGAGTTGCAAGAACATCTGCACCCCATTTAACATCCTTGCCAGAGCCTGGTGTAAGAACAATGTCATCATCATAAGACTTTAATCCAAGTGGACCATAATTGGCCTTAACTTCAAATTCATGACTTGGTGAAAGAACTGAAATCTGTCCTTCATTTGCAATTGTTACGCCATCTGTGAAGTATGTAGTGTCAATAAATCTCTTGTTTGAAAGATCTTGTGAGTCAGTTGTACCTACTACTGAACCAGTTACTCCATGTACTCCCGCAGAAAGTGTTTCGTGATCTGAAAGATCTTCTGCTACGTCATTTGCATATCCTGATGCTGTTAAAAGTGCTGTAGTGATTTCACCATCTACATAGTCCTTAGTTGCTGCATGTAGTGCCAAAGTTGGAGCACCTGGAAGTGTTAAATCTCCAGTCATTGTGTCGCCAGACTTTGCTACTCTTCCAGCAACTGCATTTGCAGCGTCTGTAGCGTAGTTTGGATTGTCTGCAATTGCAGCAGCCAATTCGTTAAGTGTATCAAGAAGTGCTGGTGCTGAATCTACAAGGGCAGATACTTCTGCATCTGTGTAATCCTTTGAATCTTGAATTGCCTGTGCCTTAGCAGTTGCAATAGCAGAGTTACGGTCTGTAACTTCTGTGCTAATTGCTGCATCTGTATAATCATTTGCTGCATCTATCTGTCCATCTACAAAATATTCTGTTGCAAGAACATGTGAACCCCACTTAACGGTTGAACCTGCTGCTGGAGTAAGAACGATATGAGAATCAGAATTGATTGTCATTGCTCCTGCGCCAGTGAAGTTAAGTGTATCTCCAATGGTCTTATTTGTTAATGTTTGTGTGTCAGTTGTTCCAACTACGTTACCAGTTACACCGTGTGCAGATGTATCTGACATGTGATCTGAAAGATCTCCTGCTACAAGCCCTGCTTCGTATGCTGCAGACCCTGCTGCATCGTATGCAGCGTTAGTTGCATCAAGTGCTCTTTGGTTTGTGAAGTAAAGGTTTGTACCTTCTGAAAGATCTCCAGTGTCATGGTTTGAAATATCTGATACTTGACCAGTTACATTTGCTGTGATTGTTCCTGCAGCAAAGTTACCTGATGCATCACGCTTTACAACTGTGTTAGCAGTGTTAGCAGATGTTGCTGTACCACCGATAAGACCAACGATGTAATCTTGATCTGCTGTCTTCTTTGTAAGAACGTCAAAACCGTTAACTGTCGCTGTTGTACCTTCAACGATAAGACCACTCTTAATTTTAAAATCTTTATTTACTGTTGCCATTTTTTATATCTCCTTTTATTTATGCCTTAAGTCCCATACGTGCAAAACGTACAGTGACTGGCTTGATCGCAGGGTCTGGAGTGACTGTTAAAGCCACGGTATTTCCAGTGCGAGAGACATCAATGGTGCCAATATTCCCATCATTGTCGATAGTGCCATATTCGCTGACTGATACATTTGTACCGTCAACAAGAATTGTTAATTCAGTTGCATAGAACTTATTGTCCCCTGCAGAGGTCTTTGATATTGAAACAATATATTTGACCATGCGCCATACAGTGGCATCAAAGTTATCAATAACAGTTACGTTCTCAATACCGTTGACTGTATTTTCATTGTTACCTGCTGATCCCAAATCTGTTGACTGAGCAACAAGGGTATCAATTAAATCTACATAATTTTCTTGAGTTGGTCTATCACCTGTTTGAAATAGACTTTTTACTCCTGGAACTGATATTTTAGCCATGTGGTAATTATAACACCCCTTTTTATTTATTTAATTAGAGAATATAGTTGCTATATCCAATAACTTGTAATGGGATTGCTGGAATCATCCCACGAACATCTTGAATTTGAACTGCTGAAAACTTTACACGAAATGGAAGAATTTCTCTTACTTCAACTAATCTCTGAGGATCTTTTATTGTTGTTATTGAATAATTAAATGGTTTTATTGATTTAGTTTTGTGATTTAGATCATTTATTATTGCTGTTGCCATTAATCTGTTACATCTTCAAGGATCTTCATGCTACCCTGGCAAACAGTCCAAACTCTTGTTGGGTCAGATAACTGAATGTCAAAAATGTCTCCTGTTTGAAGTTGTACTGATTCTGCTGCTGTTAGCCAAACTGTGAATTCTCCTATTAGATCATCATCATCTTTTCTTGGGTGCAAGTTCATAATTAATGTGGCATCATCTGTGATAATTCCAGGAGTTGAGTTTGGTCTTTTTATTTTCATAGAAATTTCCCAATCAGGAATATTTAGTGGTTGTTTAGCATCGTCTGTTGCGTATACTTTAAAGCCAGACGTATCTCCACGAACTACTGTCCAAATAACTGTAGGTGGTTTATTTCCAATATCGTAGGATGAAGCGGATCCTCTTGTAGTTGCCATTGTTTTATTATATCACTATTAGGCTAGTCCAGCCTTGAGTGCTCCCCATGTACCGTTGCCTTTTGCCTCAACAATAATAATTCCAACTGCATGACTTTTTGCAACTATTCCTACTGCTCCTCCTGATTGAGTTGTAGTCAGCCAGCCATTACTGCCAACGTATAGGACATCTCCATTTTCAAAATTACGAGTATCTATATTTTTTAATACACCAGCAACCACACAGACTCCTTGAGCATTATTTGCTAGGTCTTGTTTTAATAATCCTAATATTGGACTGGTTGTTGAAGGAACTGCTTTATTTACTTTAGTTGCTGTTGAATAATCAGTTACATAAACTGGTGTTCCAGCGGGAAGGGTTTGACCAGAAGCATTAATTACACTAACCTGAATAACAGATAAATCTAATCCAGATAAAGCATCATTAACATCTTCAGCAAGATTAGCAATATCTCCATGCACATTTACTGCATCTGCTGCTTGTGGATAACGTAATGGAAAATCTCCAGATGTTTGTGCCATAATGTTTCATTATACCATATTTGATTTAACAACTTGACAACATTAAGTAAAAACTGTTATAATTGTACATAGACACCTAAAAGGGTGTCATTGTTTTCTAAGGAGGAAACTATGATTAAATTTATCGAAAGAAACAAAGAGATCATTAGCACACTCAGTATCGTGGCATTATTTGCTGTATTTTCTAACAGTGCTAATGCTGCAACAATTAATAACCATTTAAGTCCCGAACAGGCTCAGATCTCGCAAACCACCTCGCAAGAGGTTTTTTTGGTTTCTAAGGAAGAAAAACTGAAGAGTTTTGAGAATAAGGTTTCTCTGACTGATTTAGAACTAAAAGAACTACTTTCACTAGTAGGGTTTAAGGGAAAAGATCTTGTGGTGGCTTGGGCGGTAGCAAAGAAAGAATCTAATGGACGACCATTGGCCTTTAATGGCAATCACAAGACTGGAGACTCGTCTTATGGTATGTTCCAAATTAATATGATTGATACCCTTGGTCCTGATCGTAGAGACAAGTTTGATATTGATTCAAATGCTGAACTATTTAATCCCGTCAAGAATGCAGAGATTGCATACTATATGACAAATGCAGGAAAGGATTGGTCTTCTTGGAAAGGTATTACTCCACGTACTCAGTACTGGATGACACAATTCCCTAAATAAAATAAATAACTAAAGGCACCTACGGGATAAACCCTGTGGGTGCTTTTTAGTTTCTTAAAATTAAATTAATGGCTGCTCTTGGTGCTACCAAAGTCTCAACCTCGTGTGTTAGGTTTTTAGGAATAAAAACAAAGTCTCCTTCTACGATATGGTATTCATTTTCTAGATTATCTCCAGTACGCCAAATCATTTCACCTTTAACTACCCACTGAAACTGATCTACGTAATCGCTATGTTTTTTTCCAACAACTCCTCTATTTTTCATCAAAGATACCAAACAAAAGTTTCCAGTATATATTTCTTCTGGATACTGAGAAAGCCCCCACTTAGTTACTGGGCCAAGTTCTGGAATTACTGACATATAAAGGTCTTTTTGGTCATAAAGTTGAAAAGCCATCCTTGACCAAAATCTACACTTTAATCTCATGTCGGAGGATTCACCCTCAACAAAATCACTTAAAAGATATGATCTATCTGAAAACTTTTCTAAATCTTCATCAACATATTGTGATACAACAGAAAGAAGTGTATCCCAAGATGGAAGTTTTGGAAAAACATTTTTAAAAATATGAATTCTATTTTCTTTACGGGCTTGTTCTACAAGCGACATATCAATTTCAATATCTGTTGATTCTAAACTGTTTGTTTTTATAGAATTGTTTTTATATTCTTCCCAAGCAGATATTTTATTATTTGTCATCTTAGCCAACTAACTACTGAGTACCTTGTTCCTTCTATTACTGGAGAAACAGAATGATTGTATACATACGTTGATGGGAATAGCAAAAGTTCGTTTGCATTTGGTTTATATGTTATGTTAAATCTTGGGAAAACAATCTCCCCACCCTTATAATCATCATTAATATAGTAAACAAGAGAAAGTCTTCTATGATAATCTTTATGATCGTCTATATGATTAACAAATTTTTGACCTTTTCCGTATTTTAAAATACTATAGGAGTCATGCCATGTAGTCTCAAGTTGGTGCTCTGACTTATAGTCTGCCTCTGCAGGTCCAAAGCCAACTAAAAAAATATTTGATACTGTTGCATTGAAAGCCTGATCTAAATTTGTAAAGTCATCAATTATTGAATCTGTATATGGAACAACACATGTAAGGGTATCCCTATAATCAGTATCTACCTTTACTATGTCATTACTCTTAATAGTTGAGGCAATCCATTCTCTTCTTGCACTAACCATACCTTCTTCAATATCTGCAACAAGGCTTGTGTGATTTTCAACTACATCTGAGTATACAAATATTCCTGGTGCTAGTTCTTTTTTATTCATTACCATTTTCCTATTGGACATGATGCTTTTTCAAGTTTTGTTTTTACTTTCATAAAACATCCACATTTTTTACACTGTGTTGTTAATTTAATTAATTCTGGACATCCCTTACAAATATCAAATCTTTCTTTTGCCTTTTCTTCATCAGCCCACTCTGTTGCAGGATTTACTATATCCCAAGGTCTTGTTTCACCTAGATTTTGCTTATACTTTTCCCAAGGAGTAAGTTCTTCATTCATCGATCAACTCCATTCTGTATTCATTTAATATAGCCTCCGCCATAATATCACCTATTGAAATATTAAAACTATTATCTTCAAAAACATATTTTAGTATATGTCTTCCCTCTGTTTTTATGTTTGGCTCTATAGTATAAGTTATACTATTTTTATTTTTAAAAAAATCAGTTAGAGGGTTTTCTCCAGGTATAGATACTAGTAGTTTATTTTCTTTATAAATATTTATTGTCATAGTAATAATTCTATCATATTAGCACCAACCACTAACTTGGTCTGGACATACTCCAAAAGATGTACTACATTCTGTAGTATATGTACCTGCTTCATCATCCCATCGATCCCAGCAACAGGTAACGCTTTGATTACATACTTGTGAAGGTGTAACTGATGGCGTAACGTCAGGTGTAACTGCTGGGGTTACTGCTGGGGTTACAGCAGGTGTTACTGAACCAACAGGTCTTCCATCGCTATCACAACACTGAGTTGGATCAAAACCACAAGGATCATATGCTCCAGAACATACTGTTGCTGGTGTTACTGCAGGAGTTACTACTGGGGTAACTGCTGGTGTAACGGCTGGGGTTACTACAGGTGTAACTGCAGGTGTAACTCCACAATTACAAGTATTACTTATTGGAACATCTGCACAACCTGCTGGAGTTCTACCCCAAACCATTGTTCCAGAACACCCTTCATCGCAACCTGTAGTATATTGGTTTAGTATTGGACAAGGGTCTGGTGTAACGGATGGAGTCACTGCAGGTGTAACTGCAGGGGTAACTGCTGGTGTGACGGCAGGTGTTACAGATTGTGATACACATGATATAAATGTAATAGAAACTGCAGGACCACTAAAATCTGCATTGTTATAACAGACATTTCCGTAGGCCTCATCTCCTGGGCAACTTTCATTTCCATAAACTTCAGTTCTACAATAAGGGCCTGCAGGTGTAACCGCTGGGGTAACCCCTCCACAATTACAAGTATTACTTATTGGAACATCTGCACAAAATGCTGGAGTTCTACCCCAACGCATTTCTCCAGAACATCCTTCTTCGCAACCTGTAGTATATTCGTATAATATTGGACAAGGGTCTGGTGTAACTGCTCCTGGCCATGGTCTTCCATCACTATCACAACATGTATCTCCACATGGTGAATCATAACTGTAACCCATGCCAGGGAATGGACATGTTGCTGGTGTAACTACAGGGGTTACAGCCCCTGATCCTGACCAATAGACACTTTGTTCAGGGAGAAGTGGAACTCTTCCATTGAAAACTTGAACCGCAAGGTTTCCTGCTGCATATGATGAAACATTAAAACTTAAAGATGTAGATGTATATGACCAAGATCCAATATTGTTTCCATTTACAGAAATATTAGTTGCATTCTGTGGGAATGAACCAGTAATTATGCATGTAGTTCCAGATATAGATATACCACTAATGGAAGAGTTTTGTGGTGGATCTGGAGTAACTGGTGGCGTTACTGGAGTAACTGGTGGCGTTACTGGAGTAACTGGTGGCGTTACTGGAGTAACTGGGGTAACTGGGGTTACAGGGGTGACTCCAACATATGTGTAATATCTTATGCTGATTACAGTTTCATAATTAACCAGCGTACCTGATTGAACTGATTGTGATTCAACTTTATTATCTAGATTTTGATCTGATGTAGAAACTGGAGTACTTATAACAGCATAATTAAGATGGGATGATGAAAATGCACTTAAAGCATTTGATGATGTCATTCCAACTACATTTGGTACTAAAACCATACCTTTTGAAGATGCCCAGGATCCAAAGTTTAGCATCTTTTACCTACGCCGTTAAATCGCCTATTAAAAGCCAAGTGTTTGTATCAATTTTTACCAATATTGCACCAGAGTATTGTGCTGCAATCTTTTTATTCATAAACTTGCTATTAATTGTTACTCCGTTTGCTCCTTGAAAAATAACATTGCCAGAACCATTGCGAACAATCTCAACTTTTTGACCCTTAATAAATGGAACAGAACTATTTAGTGGAACTGTAATTGTTACATCAGAAGATGAGTCAACATTTAATGTTTTCCCAGCATCTGTTTTTGCAATTGTATAATTAGATAGAGTTGTCACTAAATCTGTAGCATCTCCATAATAACGCCATTCACCATTATGGTAATACTGAATTTGATTAATTACATCACCGTTATTATTTTGTCTTACAAAACAAACTATTCCATTGGTTGGAGAAGTAATTGCTGCATCTCTTGCAGTAAGGTTTTGAAAATTATTAACTCCAGCCTTTGCATTTGCAACGGTATCAAAAGTTACTACAGAACCAAATCTTTGATCTGCTGTCCATGTATATTGAGCGTTAGTATTAACTGCTCCACCCAACGCATACCAAGTCTGATTTGATGCATTATAGATATATGCTACTTTTCCATCTGAATTAATTGTTGCCATCTGATGTTATCCCCAATGCTCTTAATTCTGCTTCTGTGATTCCAGTTGTTGCAACTAATTTTGCAATTCCAATTTCACGAAGTTGTTGTTCTGTAGTTTTTTCTATTGTTTTTGCTTTAGCCATTATGCACCAATCTCTCTCCATGCAGAACCTGACCATACATACATTTTAAGCGGTGTGGTATCTGAATCTACCCATAGGGCACCAGTTGATGGATTTGAAGGTTCTGATGTTTGATATGATGCCGTAGCATATTGAATATTTGTTGTAACTGCAGTTGTTGAATCAACCCAAATATATCCATTATCAATACCAGTTGGCATTGATGCTAATACAGCAGATCCAAGTCCATCTGCCTCAATATTATCAATTCTTGTATCTAATGCTTTTATGTGTCCAACTACTGAGTTTGGAACTATGTCTGCTTCTGTAGATACCGTGGCAGATGTGCCATAATGATACAACTTAAACGCTGCTTGAATATCCGCTGCCTCATCAAGACCTGGGATTTTTGTGGGATAAACTGATCCAATATTTTCAGAAGCCATACCTTAGATTATACCACAGTAATGAATAAATGTACTGTTTGTGCTCCAGTTAAATTTGACCAAGAACTGTCAGAGTATTTGATTGCCTTTATTGTCAATGGGAGTGCTAGGTTATCACCGTCTGTAACAACTTCACCAACACTAATTGACGAAGATACTGGATTTTGATTTAAAATACTATATTGAATATTAAAGTTTGCTGCAGTAACAGACCCGATAAGTTCTGCTGGAACGATATTAATTAGTGGTACATTTATCTGTCTTACTCCACTTGAATTAAATGTTCCAGTATTATTTAGGCTATAGGTGTTTGGAATTAATTTAAATAGTTTTACCCATTCATTAGTTCCAGCATTATTTATATATTGATAGTAAGCAAGATAGTCTTCATGGGATCTAAGATTGTTTATACATAGGTCAAAAACCTTTGGTGTTTGCCCAATTGCAGTTTCATTTGGGTCTCCGTTACAAATAAAAATTTGACTTCCACGATCACCCTTTGGGCCAAAATCAACTTCAAGATTTACAGTTGCTGGACCACCTAAAACTGTTATTTCATCATTAGACAATAAAACATCAGGCATTAGGATGTTGCTCCAGTAATTTGATCTGTAACATTTAATGTTCCAGTCAACAATGTATGAACATAGTTATATGGTGTTGCATTCTTTGTAATTTCAACATCGTAAACATAGGTTGTAGAAGAATTCATAGTAGTTGAATCACCAGGACGAATTGTACAAGTAATATAGTTTCCAAGATCACCACTTGTAATAACTGCAAGGGCTTCAATTTTTGAAGACACTCCAGCAGATCCACGGGCAGTTGAAATAGTAAACTTAGGAGTTGCATATTGTGTCAAATCAAATGTTGCACCATTAGAGTCTTTGGGGTAAATACGAAATTCGTAAGTATCACCTTTATAGTATGAAATATTATATGTACCTGGAAATGCCATAGTTTTATTATACCACGCTGACGTATATTGATTTCATAATTACTGAGGCATCATAGTCTGTTCTAATTTGTGTGTATGCCCCATTACCCCACATTTTTTGATCTTCAATAAATATCTGTTGTGTTACAGAGATTGGATATGTGTGTTGATATTTAAGAGATGCTACAAACTGAGATATCTCTCTATTAGAGTTTGCAAAAAATGTTCTAATCCAAACCTCAGTATTTGTTGTGTACGTTGTTAACTCAAAGTTATATGTAATGAATACTTGAGCACCTTCTTTAAGTCCTTTAAAGTTTAACATTCTTGCATGGTTATTCCATAGGCTTACTGTGTCTTTTGGTAAATAGGTTTCATTTTGAGATCCCTCGGAATTTATGTAAACTGTAACCCATCCATCATCACCTTGAGTTACTCCAAGTCTGTGCATATTTGTTAAATTATTAAAATATGCTGCCCAACCTGCTTGTTGTCCTGAAGAAGATAAAGAACTAATTCCATCTTTACCATTTGCACCTTTTTCACCTTTAGAACCTTGTTTGCCTTCTGGTCCTTGCTTTCCCTCTGGGCCAGGCTCTCCGTCCTTGCCATCCCTTCCTGAAGGCCCTTGAGGACCTACTGGGCCAGGTACTGGAAGAAAAGAAAGTACATTATCTTGAGAAGCACTAGGTTGAGTTTGTTGAACTTGTGCTGCATAACTTGATTTTTGAGCACCAGGAAAATCCATAGATTTAGAAACAGCCATGGTTAGATTATCTCACGTTTATTTAAAAATTAGTTATTTGTTTTAAATGATTTACCATCAACACGAATAACGGGTGGTAATTCAGGTCTTGGTGTAGTGACTTTGACAACAGCCATTAAAGTGCTCCAGAGACGTCACCAATGACTCGTATGGTACCAATTACAGGTGTCCATACAACAGTATCAATTGTAACTTCTAAATCAAATGTTAACTCTGCAATAGTAGATCCATAACCTGTTCCCCAAAATTTTGTTATCTCTGGAGAAGCCTTAATATCTACATATCCATTATGTGAGACAACCTCTAGTTCATCAATAATGTCACCCTTAGAGTCATAGGCGCTTGAAACATATGTCCAGTCAGAAGTATCGAAATATGTAGATTCGTCATTATCTAGGAATTCAACTCTAATGGAAGCAGAGTCACCTCTAACAACATTCCACTTAATTCGTGCAGGATCTGCACCAAATACTTCAGGACCACACATATTCATAATACATTGATTATACCATTAAAAATAAAAAGATACCTAGGATAGGTGGGTATGAAGAGACTATCCTAAGTATCTTTATAAAATTATATCATATCAGTATAAGTTGGACATATAAAATATCATGTTATAAAAGTTATCAAATCGTTATAATTAAGAATGTCCATTTTGTCAGGTTATAGAATAGTTTGTCAGGTATAGCGATAGTGTATACTTAAATATATATAAGAAAAAAGAACTATCTTTAAAGTTTAATATTTATATATCTTATATATTATATATAGCAAATAAGCAAATTAGGTTAATTGGATTTTTTAGCAATATAATCTAACAATATATCATACATGTGATCAAGTTTTTGTTTTTGCTCTTCACGAATTTTACAATCTATTTCTTGTTGTCTTTTAATTGATTTGATTTCATCACGCATTGAAGTTCCGCCGTTAGTTTTAGTTTCGGAGCGAATATCGTCTAATGCTTCTTGTATTGGGTAGATTTGGATTTTAATATACCATCGTATTCCGCCGAGGACAACTCCGCCGATGCTAAGTATTGTAAGTATAAATCCAGCCCAGTCTTGAGTACTCATAACTAGATTATTATACATAGTGTTTTTTATTTTTGAAACGGTATTTAAGTTGTCGCCGAAATAGAAGTACCCCAAACCACTATATGCTCTACTATGACAAACATTGACTGATATGAGCAAGTTATGGTATTATAGACATATGTCTGACGATGTTAAATTTACTGATTTATTTAATCCTAACCAACCTAGGAGTGATAAAGAGTTAATTGAGTCTAGACTTGAAATTTGTAACACATGTGTATATTTTAATAAAAACCTGATAAAATGTAAGAAGTGCGGATGCTTTATGAAATTAAAGTCAACTTTAAAGCAAGCAAAATGTCCAATAGGAAAGTGGTGATTTATGAAATACTTAGATTATGTGGTTCCAAGACGAATTGATAATTTTTTCAGCCAAGAACAAATAGATCAAACCTATAGGTATGTTAGACAAATGGAAAAACCAAAAGTATCTGAACATACTGGATATTTTTCATCTTTTATTTTTTATCCAGAAAACATACAAAAAGAATTATTTGCAATTGTTGATAAATATGCTGAAGATGAAGGTGTTGATTTTAAATCAACTAGTCTTCAAACCCATATAGGTAAATATACGCTAGATACTGGGTTTAAACCAAAGTTAACACCACACACAGACTATGGTCTTGAGTTTCATAGTATTACTATAAGTGTTTTGTTAAAAAATAATATTGAATGGCCTATTGGAGTTAATTTAGATAGTTGGCTTTTGAATCCTGGAGATGCCGTGATTTTTTCTGGCACAACCCAAATTCATTGGAGACCTGCAATTGATTTTAAAGAAGGTGATTTTGTAGAATCTTTGATTATTCAAGTTACAGATCAAAGACAAAAAAAAACCAATGAAGATCAAGGCCTACAACAGAAAAAATTGCTAAACTTTTATAACCAACTATTTGCTGATGGAAGATTGGTTATATGAGTAAAGAAGATGTAATAAAGTTGATGTCTGATGTAGTTGAAAAAGAAAATATCAAGATGGCTCAACACAACAATATTTCATCAGATATGATTGATGAGTATGTCAAACAATCTAGGCCAATGTTAGATCATTTAAATGAAAAAATATATGATGTACTTTTAAATGTTGGAATTATTAACAATGGCTGATGACTTTATTACAATTTACTATTGCACGGATCTTTATGTTAAAAATGAAAAGTCTTATATACTAAGCAAAATGTTTTCAGATTTAATTAATGAAAAAGATCAGAATAAAAATACTGGTTCATTTTTATCATGTCCTGCTGTAGGACCACATTTTAAAAAGACAATTGTTGCAAATAGTACAAAATACTCAGAGCATATGATTGAAGGAGATAGGATACGTCCTTTAGGTCATGATCCATATCATGTAAAAAATGTAAGACCAAGAACACTTGGTATGGGGGCTACGTTTGAGTATCAAAGCCTTAGTATATTTTTTGCAGATTCACCACTAGAGACATTGTTTACATCTCCGTATTTTCATAAGGCTGGATATACTCAGTATGCAAGTTTAGTCCCTGGAAAATTTGACATAGGAAGTTGGTTTAGACCTTTTAATTTTGAAGTTCAGTCTTGGATAGAAAATGGAAAAATTGTTATCAGAAAGGGTGAGCCACTTTTCTATATAAATTTTCTTACAGATAAAAAAATTGTTATGAAAGAGTTTAAGTATAATCACAAGTTTGCTGATTTTGCAGAATCACTTATCAAAACATCTTCTTTTCTTAAAGGAGAAGGTTTAGAAGGTCGATATGAGATTTTTAGCAAAAGTGATATTAGAACTAAGATTATGGAAGAGATCAAGAATAATTTATTGGATACGCCAGATATAATACTATAATGAAGAAACATGAAGACAAGGCTTGGCTTGAAGAACAATATGTGGATCAGGAGAAGTCTTTAGATACCCTCGCACAAATGTGTAATGTAGATAAGAAAGTTATTATTCAAGCATTAAACGATTTTAGAATATACCGCAAATATGATCATACCAAACACCCTAAGCGTTGGTAGAGCAAGTACAGTTATCACAGCACTCTTCTTTAAACATCTTTAGTGCCAAACCATCATTTTCTGGTCTTCCCAAATCATTCCAAAAGATTTCTCTACCCATGCTGTCTGTATCAGATATAGGTGTTGACTCGAACTGAAACTCTGGATCCCAGGCGTTTTCCAAATTGTCTAATATTCCCATAATGTCCATTATACACCAAATCTGAAAAATTTTAAAAATTCACTTTTACTAAAATCTGAATATTTTTACCAAATGTATGATACATGATTTAAAAAATATAACAACAAAAATATAGTGTGCACATTTCTGTGCTTTTATTGAAGATCTTTAGACTACTGGTGAGTGCCTAGTTTTTAAAAGCAAACACCCATTTGCTCTCGTTAGGAGATAGGTATTTGTGAGATATAAGTTTCTCACTTGCTACCATATAGACATAAGCCTTGCGACTAATATAATTGCCATTTGATAGGCGAAAGATATTGCTATTCTTAGTATTGCTACTAGACATAGGGTGAGTAGGCTCTACTACTACGGATACTTCATTTAGTGAAATCATTTTGATTTCCTTTCTTTAATTCGGCTAAACCTTTTAGCCTTTTTGCTGACCTAATGTTATTTGCTCTTATTTGCTACGCTCACCCGCTAGGCGGTTTATTTGGTAGGCTCAGAGGCTCAACTAGGATTTTCTATTATTTAATTTTTCTTATAGTAGAATACTATCACACAATACCCCAAAAGTCAAGTCCTACATCGGCGTGTCGTGTGTGATTTAGACCACAGCACATATAGGACAAATCGGACATTGAGACGTGGAGTTATCCACATGATATAAATCACATGCTTAATACACGCTCAAGTTATCCACATGATGTACCTCACAATCCCATATGTACTATATGTCCGTTTTGTACACCCATAAATGTCAGACCCCCCTGTTATACTTCTAGTATAAAGAAAGTCAGAAAAGGTTTCTGAACTAGAAAGGAATTCAAATGAATTCAAATGTAATAAACACAGTATGTGTGTCACATACCCCTAATAAGTCTGCTATCTCAGACCATAATGATGAGCAATTCACATTCTGTGAAGTTTGCGAAACTAACATTGAGCGTTGGTATAACGATACCGACCCTGAGCGTCTACCTATGTGGACAGATTGGAAGGTGTCTAAGTAATGACAAATAGAATTTGGGAAAGTCGTAACGACTATCAAAATGAATTTGACGCTAAGCGTCTAGGCTATGTATCTTGCTCAGCAGGGTGCGGTAGAGTAACCGCTTGGTCGCTCTGCGTAATGTGTGGCGGTAACTACGCTACTCACAATCTACTAGGTAAGGGGTCTAAATAATGACTAAACTAATCTGTTGCTTTTGTGAAAACACTTATTCCGAGGGAACACTATTCTGCGTTTCCTGTAATGAGTATAAAGGTCTAATGACTATAAAAGAATTCAATTCCTACTATGGAGAAAAGGTGTATAAATAATGATAACAATTAATTGTCGTCTATGTGATAACGCAATCTCAAGTGAATACTTTGAGAGTGATGATGTAATTACTTGCTCTAATTGTTGGGAGTAAGTGATGAGTTTCTATGAAACATTCTTTGTAAGTGGTAACGCACTATTCTGGTTTTCTATGATCTGTTTAATAAGTGGATTTTATTTACATATAAAAGAATAGTTATGCAATACCGTGCATAAAAATGCGACGTCCCGTGTGGTGTAAATCACATAGAAAATGTCCGATTTGTGCGTGTCTAAACTTGACTTTTTGACATTTATCTGCTAGTATTACTACTATAACAATTAAATAAAGATAAATAAGGTAATGAGCCTAAGCAAATAAATGTGACCAGTATCACAGTGAGCCTTAGCAAATAAGTGCCTAATTTGTCAGCCCCCCGTGATAGGATAGTCTTATCACTTAAACAAAAGAAAGGTGGTTCATAATGAACTACATTGTAACACTAGAAACCTTTAATGGTTCTACTAAAAAAATCAACCTACCCTCAAAAGGTGCGGTTGCTCAATTCGTATCAACCTACCCAACTCAACTACCTGTTGGCGTTTCGGTTAAAGTTTCTTGCGACGCTTTAGGCGTATCAGGAACACTAAGAGGAAAGGCGGTTCTGTAATGGGATACATTGAAATCTTTCGCCTTGATGAACAGGGTGCTGGTTGGGTTGATTTATCAGACGCTACACCTCAAGAATTACTAGACATTGAAATAGGTTTATTTCAGGAAGGTGCTATCTAATGAAAACTTGTGCAGTAATGAATTGCGAAAATACTAACTTAGTTTATTCAGGCGTAGACGCTTTTATGCTGGGTGGAATACCAACAGAAAAGTTTTGCTATGTTTGTGCAACTGCTTACTTAATGATTTCAGAAAGTTTGGTGTCTGCCTAATGATGACACGCAAAGACTATGTAGCCGTTGCAGAAATTTTGCAAGGCTATCAAATGGCAATGATTGACGGATTTTGGTATGAAGATTTGGTAAATGATTTTTCAATTATGTTTGCCGAAGATAATCCAAATTTTCAAGAAGATAAATTCAAGGAGGCTTGCAATGTTAACTAATTTAGATTTAATTGCAATTTTTATTGCGCTTTCAGGTTCTTTAACTGTTATGTGTTTATTTTGGAAACAAAATATTCAACTAACAAAACAGAATCGCTTTTTGCGTAATCGAATTAAAGAATTGCAAAAGTAAAAATAAGATCCTGAGCAAGATTTAAAACTGCTCAATTTTTGGGACGTCGGGGTCGGGCGTGTCGTCCACAGACTTATCCACAGGACTATTTGTGTGAGATTTATCACACGGCTTGAGCGTCTCACTATTTGGATTTACTGGCTAGTAAGTTGATAATTTGTGTCTAATAGGCTAGACTTACATAGTAAGAAAAATAAATAAGAAAGATTTGTCAGACCCCTATGGTAGGATAGATTTAATAACAAAAAGAAAGAAGGTTGCCTAATGGCTACTAAACTATACACAATCGAAAGCCTACTTGTAGGGAAAAACTATCGCTCACGCAATCGCCACTTTGAGGGTGAAATTGTATCCGCAGAAAAGCGTGAAGGTATTTGGTATGGAGAAAATACCGAAGCCTATCTAATCGAAGTCAATGACCGCACTTTGCGAAATAAGTTTGCGACTATTGCAGTAAAGGTTGGTGAGTAATAATGGGAAACTTTTTCGATGAATTGCAAAATGTATTTATCTGCGATGGTTGTGATACTCTTGCAACAGTATCTCAAAGTGGAAACACAATTACAATAGATAAGTGTGAATGCCTAACACTAGACTGGAGTGAATAAATGGAATACAATTACTCTCTAACTATCGCCTATGATGGCGAATTGGTATCAACAACACGAAGTGCAGATATGCTTGAAATTGTATCTGCATGGAATAAGTGTGTAGACTTTGGAGACGCTAAAGAATACGCAACCTATAACTTGTCAGACCCTACTGGCAAGATGTACACTAAGACTTTCTACCGCAACGGAAATGTGAGCGTAAAATAATGCCAGTATTTCAATTTCTAACTTACATAGATGTAAAAGCAAAAGACTATGACACAGCCATAGAAGCGTTTGACCATAATCTAAAATATGGAAATATTAACCGAAGCGATGTATATGTCGCAGACATAGAGGAGAAAATATAATGGGATCAGTTACAGCACTAGGTATTCAAGATAGCGTTCTTGATTTAGAAACACAGTTAGCATATCACTTGCAGGGTAATCACTATCCACCAGTACCCCTCTCTATGGTGCAACCTTGCATCGAGGCTATTGACGCATACTATGAAGATAACAAAAGTGAAAAACTAATTAAAATGCCTGAAGGCGTATCATATAAAGGAAAGACACACGCACCCGCTTGGGCTATCATCGAACAACACCACCTGCAATTCTGGCTGCCAGAGGAGTAATACTAAAAATGCCTGCTACAATAAAAACTATGGAATTAATTTACGCAGACCTACTTACTCCAGATCAGTTGATGGAGGAAGATTTGATTAAGGTAGATGGTGAAATAGTCACTGTCGTTGGAATCGAATCTGATTCAACTGGTGATATTTACTATGTAGCATATGAAGATGACTTTGGTGATAAAGATGTAATTGAATTTAATTACAATGACAAAGTTGAACTATATGTATTCCGTCAAAATTTAGAAGATTAAGTAAAACCCCTAAAAAATGGGACGTCCCGCAGTCGGGCGTGTCGCATGTGAGATTAATCACAATTTATGATTTGACATTTTTACTCCATGTATGCTAGTATTAAGTTATGAAGAAGTCATCTGAGGAATTACGCAAACTAATGGAATTACGCCGTAGTAATGCTGCTTCCGCTGTGCCCTCTAAAAAGGCTTACAATCGCAAGAAATGTCAGTCTGAAATGCTACAATTAAAATATCAACAAAAAGGAGAATAGCCCCATGGGAAATATCGCAGATGAATTCTATGATGAATACTACGCAACTGTCTGTCCGTCTTGTCAAGAAAATTCGGTAGACCCATATGAAGAAAAATGCACTCATTGCTTACTAGAAGAAATGTCCGCTACATATAACGAAGACATTGCTCTAGAAATGAGTCTTGGCCTTGACTACTAAACTACTTCGCTCTAAAGATAGGAAAGTAACTAATGCTGTATCCCCTAATGGCAAGACTGCAACAATTGCTAACACTTTCGGATTACCCGCAGGAAAAGAATACTCATGCCCTGGAGCAACCTCAGTGTGTGAGTCAGTCTGCTACGCAGGAAAGTTAGAGAAACTCTTCAAAGGCGTTAAGGTTAACCTATTACATAACTGGGACCTGCTCAAAGACGCAGATCTAGAAACTATGCAGGACCTGCTCACTGAAATGATAAATGATTTCAAGAAAGACTGTATCAAGAAAGACGCCCCTATGCTATTTCGCATTCACTGGGACGGAGATTTCTTTAATGATACTTACACGCAAGCCTGGAAGAATGTCATCCTAAATAATACTGATATTCAATTCTGGGTATATACACGAGTACAATCTGCAGCACTTATGCTTAAGGATATTGCTAATCTATCTTTATATTATTCTACAGATAGCGAGAATAAAGAAACTGGAATTAGCCTTAAGACTGTTCATGGAATTAAGTTAGCATATCTTGCTAAGAATTTTGCAGACGGTCAAGCAGATATGAAAGCGTTAACTTCAAAACCTGGTGCTAAGTGTCCTGAAAATGCAAAACGCATTCCACTTATTTCAACTACTGGTAGTGCTTGTGTTTCTTGCAGATTATGTGTATACTCTAAGAGTGATATTGTATTCAGTGCGAGTAAAAAATAAATGATGAGTTTATTTTATTTATTAATGATAACACTAGTAATGTGTGCACTCCTTAATTCTAGTGGGTTCTAGCGGATCCCCTGGAATTTTGGGACGTCCCGCCCACCCCCATTTGTCAAGTTACGACACGCACGATTTTTGTGAGGTTTATCACAATTTAATGTCCGATTTATGACATTTTCGATTTGTATTTATGACATTTTTTTGCTATTATTATAGTATGAAGCAAACAAGCCGATTAAGAGAAGTTATAGCAGACCTATTCCTTGACTTGAAAATGTCAGTAGGAAATGTTATACTTAATGTAACACCAAAACAAAGGAGAAACAAAATGACAGTAGCAACAGCAACATACAAGGTAGGCGACCTCTACACAACACAGAAGTCAAAGGTAACAGGCGTTATCCAAGAAATCACACCACAAGCAAATGGTAATGTGCGTGTTAAGTTAGATGTAAATGGCACACCTCGTTACACAACTTGGACAGCAAAGTAAAATAAAATAACGAAACAGGGGCAGTTTGAGAGAGTGTTCTCGCCCAATGTCGTAAGTAAGAACTCTCTCCCTTCGGGGAAATGTCAGACCCACCCCCTATACTATAAATAACCCAAACAGAAAAGAGAAACACAAATGGCAAGAGGCAAAGCAATCTCAGTAAAGATACCTACACAGCGTATCATCACATCACTAGAACAGGCTCTAAATAAGTTAGAACTTGACTACACATCACAAGAAGCAAATGAAGCAAAGTATCAGGTTGCTTACAAGAAGTGGCAGAAAGAGTTAGCAGACTACGCTATCGCTCACTTCTCAAAGGCTGAGAACATCAGAACAAACTATCGTTCTTGGAACAAGACACTCAATGTTGATTTTGACATTGTAGGTAGCGAAACAGAGTTTCCTGCTGAACCTGTAAAGGATTTTGATACAATTCATAATCACACTTACAAGGAGATGAAAGAGGAAATCTCAAACGCAATTCGTATTCTCAAGATGACAGATGAGGAAACAGTTTCCACATCAACTTATCAAGCGGTTGCTCGTTATCTCTAAATGAGGTTGGGTGGGGTGTAAAAACCCCACTCCAATTCGCCAGGCTGATTAGGGCGATCATAGAAATACTATAGAGCGCAGGTCGCACAGCCTGTAAGAAGTGCACATCCTGAGCAAGATCCAAAAAGGCTCCCCGCAAGGGTCCTTGACAAATGTCAGTGGCCACGAGTACAATTAATATAAACAAACTAACAGAAAGAGGCCCCCATGGACCAGCAAGAATATCCAACAGTAATACCAGCAGAAAATCACTATATGACAAGAGATTTCTTAGAGACTACTCTTGCACAAAACAAAGAGCGCATTGCTCAACTTGAAGAGCACATCCAAAAAGTAACTCAGCGCTCATATGCAGATTCTGCAGATAAGAATCGTATGGTTGAATCAATGCAAGAATGGACTCTAGAAGAGTTAAGTAATGAAACAATTACAATTTCACAGGCCGAAGCAATTGCAGAAATTATGGGCTTTGAACTTACAAAAGAAGTTGAAGTTGAAGTTACCGTTACTTACAACCTAACACTGCAGGTACCTCATGATGAGGACGCCGAATCAATTGTTAACGATATTGATTTTGAATCTGTATCTTATAATTCTGATAACATCACATGGCTATCGGCCAGTGTTGACAGAATTGATTTTTAGTAGGGGGCTACTAAATATAGACATGTCGAATGTCTTTAAACTAGGCAAGGGACCTGAGCATTGTCCATGTAAACGGCTCACTTTAAATCCCCTCAAAATTTTTGACGTCCCGCCTGTGGATAACTTTGTCAAATCGACACGCCGTTACGATTATGTGATCTTTACCACAATGTCCGATTTATCCATATCTAACTATCCCGATTTGCATATGTCAGTCAGTCCTGCTATACTTAAATTTCAACAAACAAAAAGGAGAAAAACTCATGGCACATGACCTAGAAACACAAAACGGCGTTGCATCTTTTGCATCATTCCGTGAACCCGCTTGGCATGGATTGGGTACCGTATTTACAGAAGAGAAAACAACTAGCGAGATGCTATCAGCAGCAAATCTCAATGGTTGGAATGTTCGTCTGGAAGATTTGGAAACCCCATCGCATCTATCAAGCGACAAGTCGTACCAATATGTATTGCGTACAAACCCTACAGACAACACACAAACCGATATTCTTGGAATCGTTGGTGAGCGTTATGTCCCTCTACAGAATGAAGATTTATTCTCATTCGGTGATAATATCCTAGATGGTGGTGGTCGTTGGGAGACTGCTGGTGCTATCAAGGGTGGTCGTGTAGTATTCGGCTCTCTTGCTCTTGAGCGTGAGACTGTACTAGACCCAAATGGTGTTGCAGATAAGGTAAAGACTTATTTGCTCATCAACACATCACACGATGGCTCTATTGCAATTCAAGCATCTATTACACCTGTTCGTGTTGTATGTGCTAACACTCTTAACCTTGCTCTTGGTGGCGTAGGTCGTAAGAAGAATAAGGGCATCAAGCAATCATTCAAGATTCGCCACACGCAAACAGCAGAAGGCAAAATCCAAATTGCTCGTGAGACTCTTGGTCTTGCTAATGCTTACATGGACGAATTCGACATCATGGCTAAGGCAATGATTGAGAAGGAAGTCAATGCTAAATCGTTTAACGATATTATTCTCGCTGCTTATCCTAAGCCAGAAAAAGATGCTAAGGGTGCAATCAAGAAGTGGGAAAATAAAATTGATATCATCAATGACATCTACACAGGTGAATTTAATGGTATGATTGCTGGCAATGCGTGGGGTGCGTTTAATGCACTTACAGAACGCCTTGACTGGTACCGCTCTGCTCGTGGTGGTTCTAACGAATCTATCCTTGCATCAGCATCAGGATTTGACCCTGCAATTAACGCAGAGAAAAATCGCTTGCTAAAAGTTGTACAAAATGTAATGCAACTTTCATAATAAAAAATTCCTAAGCATGAATTAAAACTGCTTCACGATTCGTTAGATCAATTGGTTAGATCGCTACCCTGTCACGGTAGAGGCTACGGGTTCAAGTCCCGTACGAATCGCAATTAATAAATAAATATGCAAGCGAATGCATAAAAATTCGGGACGTCGGCTGTGATGCAAATCACATGACATTTTTGATCTTTTTGATTACGAAGACTTGATTTTTTCCCCAGTTCATGCGATAATTAATACATGGCCACAACATTCAAACCCTACACAATATCAGAACTCGTAGAGGCTATCTATGAAGATAACTTCTCTCATATAGATTTTATGGACAATATGGGGGGAGACCCTTGTGACTGTCATATTTGTAATACCCTTGAAACCATTATAAAGTATTGGGGAGAGTAATGCTAGGCTATACATATGAGGATATACAGGCCTTTGGTAATAGTTTAACTTGGGCTATTGATACCGCTAAATCTCAGGGGGATGAACAAAACTATAAACAATTACTAATAGTATGGGATTTCTTTGAAGGATTATTAGCAGAGGGGTATGTAGCAGATGTGGACTAAATATGATTATCTATGTACTGATTGTGATGCCCTTATAGAGATTACTACTATGGATGATTTAACTCATTACCGTGGCTGGTGCTCATGTGGATCCCCTAACTTAACTGAGATAGGACACCAAGATGTGACAATACTCACACAGAGGCACCTTGACTGGTATCAGGAAGAACTGTACAATTAATACATGGACCTAAAAACATTCATTGAATATATCAAACTACATGAGATTAGTCTTATGCAGGACCTTGAGAAGATTGACTATGTTAATGAACATCATTTCTATAGGGTTAAAGAGGCTGAGATTTATAATACCCGCCACCTTTTGTCAGTGGCAGAGGGTATGATTAAAGAATGATGAATATGACACTAGACCCATACCTAAGCAAGCAAGTAGAATTAGGTATGGACGGAGCAGACATAATCCATGGTCATCTAAAGACTATGATGTATGAGGTTGAAAAGCAATTGGCTGAGTATACAAACCAAGATGACGAAGAGTATGACCAAACAGTAGACCGCTTACATCTAGAAGGATACCTTGACGGTTTGTCAGATATATATAGTTTGACATATGCTATCGCTTTTGCCAAAGGAGATTTAAATGAATAACTTTATTGAAATGGATTATGATGTATGGGTTGAGACTTATAAGCCTATCCTTAATCATATAGAGACAAATGCTTCCTTTGACGGTATGATGTTTGAGACCTATGGTGATGAGGTAGAGTTTGTAAAGGCACAAGACGAGAACCGTATCTGGATGTATGGAGACGGGGACGACGGTGGGTCTTACCTATGGTCTGGCTGGGGATTTGTTAATCGAATAGGATACTTTATCACTGAGGTTCCTTTCCCTGATAATACTACTATTCAAGTTCTTATAGGTCACAACTGGTATTTCTGTGAGAACTGCCACGAGGAGATGGAAGACCCTGATAATATTATTAGAGATTCTTTCCAAGAGCACGATTTGGAAAAATGTCCTAACTGTGCTACAATTGAAGAAATGACCCTAGTAGGAATGGAAAAGCAATAATGGCAATTTATGATATCGAATTAATCTTTGAACCAACAGGCGACTATGTTAATATAAAAGGTTATGAAACAGATGCCGAAACTGAAGAAGAATTAAATCAAGAAGTAATGCACTACCTGTCAATCGTATCATGGAAGAAGGATGAAGAATAATGGGGGCACGAATTAATTTTGTTTTTGAGGATGGGTCTGATTCATCCGTAGTACTCTATTCACACTGGGGCCAAGATTCATGGCAGACGGACCTTGCAGGTGCCCTGCAGCATGCACAAAGACGACTTGGCGACTCTTCATATGCAACTCGTATGATGATTAGTTATCTTATTCAAGATAGTATTTTGGATGAGACTGGTTTTGGTATTTATGCTGTTAATGAAAATGAATATGATTTAGGTGAACAAACCGTAGTCATCAATTTTGTTAACAATACTATTACTGATAATGTTGCAGTAGATTTTGATAAATTTGTGGCTGCTTATTCGCCACTTCCTGTCTAGGGATTGGGTACCTTAGACTAATGGGGATGGGGTGAGTCCTGCAGATTTGCCCCTTCCCTTCTTTTGCGGTATAATGAATAAGAGAGGAGTTCTATGTCTAGACGAAGTAGTATCTATGCTAAGCCCTCGCACAATAAAGAATCAAGAAAAGCAGAGCAGATAGCCAAATTACTCACGGAAGACTTCTCAATTGACCTAGAGCGAGTTGGCTATTATTTAGTTAGAAATCTACCTATGATTGTTTTTCATAGGTTTGATGTCCTTGCCTTGACAGCACAGGAAGAGCATGGTAAACTTATGGAAGAGATGAAAACAGGAGGCCCATCATGGCGGTAGAGTTTGCAGATAAAGCAGGTATCTTAGGACAACTTTGGATTGAGTTCAGAGCAGATGAAGATTTCACAGATTTTATTGAATACAATGACCTTGGATTGCCAATGTCTTATATGGTTGCAGAAGGTTTGATCAAAGAGTGTAGCCCAACAGGTGAATCACTTATTGAAGAAACATTTGTTATGTTTTGTGAGTTGCTAGAAATCACAGAAGATGATTTTGACGCTCTTGATGAAATTAACCTTGGTTCGGTTTTAATGTTTGCTTATAATAAAAAGCAGAACAAAGCAGAATAATTAAACATTGCGAGGGGCCTTGCGCCCCTTGCTTTGTGCTGCCTGGACGGGACGTCAAATCATATCAAATCGGACATATTAACCAAACCACATTTTCTCATATAAAGATTACGAAGATCAAATTCTTTTCCCCAATCATGGACAAACAATTTTTAAAATAAAGATTACGAAGAAGAAAAATTTTTCCCCGTACCAAACCTTATATCAGACAAACCTTTATTTGTCAAGTATCCAAACAATATATCCAAACCTTATATCATACAAACCTTTGTTTGTCAAACAGGTGTATAATAATCTTATGAGCCCAAGACATATGTCAAGAATGCTATATCCTCAAATGGCAAAAAGAGAAGATGAAGGTTTGGCTAATGCTTTTACTTCCTTTACTGTTGCTATAGGTTTAGGTAGATACTTTTCTCCAGATCCCGTCGTGGCAATGTCTAATAAGACTATCGAAGATCCCGAAGCGGGACGGGATCAAAAGATAAACCACTCTTCCCTATATAACTAATACCTGATATACAAACACTTTTATCCAAACAATTTTTTGATTTGTTTTGGATATTTTTTATATCTTTTCAAATAAAATATTACGATAATCAAACATTTTTCCCCAAATTTGGATATTTTTGTCATATGATTTTGGTACAAAATGAAGTTGACAAACAAAAGGTTTTGGTATATAATGCCATGTTTGGATATAGTTGACAAAGGTTTGGATATGTGGTATAAGGGTTTGGATAAAATTGGGGATAGGGGTTTTGGCCCGTAAGATTACGACGGCCCTCTTAAATATGCTCTATACTCCACTATCCTCCACTTCACTCCACTTCTAGAATGTCAAACAACATAATCAGTAACATTTATTTGTGGATAAACCTGTGTATAACTAACATTTTTATGCTAACAAACCTGTGGATAACTTTTTTGCACGGAACCTATATCTATTAACCTTCATGTGATACTATAGAGTTATGGAATGCAAACACTACTATGAAATTGATCTAGATGGCAAGGTTTCTTGCTCTAATTGTCATGCTGTAATAGATGAAATTGAAACAAACAATGATGACTTTTGGTCATCACAAATGAGTTTTGAAGAATAAAAATTAACAAACCCTGTATAATGTATCTATGGCTACAATTTGCGATATTGACGACACCCTATTACGAAACGGTAGCCAACCAATCCAAAAAGTTATTGACTATGTAAATGCCCTACCTGGTGCTTTGATTCTTGTCACAGGTAGAAATGTATCTGATAGAAAAGACACCATAAAGGCATTACGATCAGCAGGAGTAAAGTATTCTAGATTAATTATGAATCCAGGTTCTTCATCTGAAACAGCAGATTTTAAATATAAGGTTGGACTTAAACTTAAAGGCTCAGTAAACCTTGCTATAGATAATAATCCCACTATGAGGCAAGCATATGCTAAGGCTGGTATAAAAACCTTAGATCCTCTAGACATTCCTACTACTAAGTTTTGGTCTATTTGGTAGTACTAGGGGTTATTGGGTCTTTCTTGACTTGTCCCGCAAATTTTGCTATACTTGGATTATGAAACTACACTATGGAAAGATGACCTCTAATTACGCATTTGGTATATATCTCCACAATTGGGGCTATCCAGTCAAACACGAATGGGAGATAGGTTTGTATCTCTTTCACTGGTACTTAGGCATAGATTTTTTTACTGAT